GGCTTCCGGGCCCACCTGCTCAATCCGTGGGTCAACCTGTTCAGCTGATGATGTGATAAAAGAAAGCCCCCCAGGATCTCTCCTGGAGGGCTTTCCATCGCGTCCCGAGTCACAGGTGGTCTGCACCAGCCTGAGCCCCAGTATCTAACTGAGTGGCGCTCTACGGTCAAATAAACCGCATATCGCTTCAGTATGCTGTGTCCCCACTCTCGCGATGTTCGAAAAGTTAGGGGTCCTGACAATCTCACCTGGTCAAACCTGGGGTGATAAATTGCCGGGTTGCGATCCCTGCCACCGCCCGTGCTTTGTAGGCCGTTAAGAGTGGCGGACCCCCATAGAAAAAGCCCCGGGTTTTGACGCCCGGGGCTTCCTTCGGTGTCTTGGTTACTAGATCCGAAGATCGTTCTCCAAGGACCTAATCCAAGTAGCGCGGAGCCACCTGGATGAATTGCCACTAGACCTAGCGTTGTCAGGCGTCAACAGGCCTAATGAACTTATCCACAGAATTTTGGTGGACCCTTGGCGCCCGGAAGATCACGATCTTGCCGGCCACATAGAGGACCACCAATGCAGCGACGAGTGGAGCCAGCCAGATCACCAGTGCGGTCAGAAGACCGGCACCGGCGACCAGGGCAGCAATCCACAGGAGGATCCTGCCCATGAGCTGGTCTCCTTAGCTGTTCTGCGGAGGCTGAAGGTTGCCGAAGAGCGACGGACGGGCGGCGGGGGCCGCTTCATCAGAAGCTTCAACGACAGGCTCAGCTGGAGCAGCCACGGTCTCGGCCTCGGCGACAGCAGGTGCTGCCTCCTCGGCGGTCGTCCCAGCTTCCGCGGCTACCGGTTCCTCGACCTCTGCGGGGGCAGCGGCTTCGGCTTCCGGCTGGACTTCCGGTTCAGCGGTTTCCGGCAAAGTTGCCTTGGTCACTGCCCGGGGACGCGAAGCCTTGGGTGCCGGAGTAGCCGGCGTCGCCGGGGCACTGGCCCGGGTAGCCTTCACTTCCGACACGACTTCGCTGACACCAGTCGAACGGGACGGGGCCGAAGCTCCGGTATCCGCGACGATGTCGATGACGGCCTGGTAGCCTTCCGGCCCCCGGGTCGCCTTGAGGTCGATGTCGATCTTGAACCCGGCCTGCACCATGATCTGGCTGCGGACACGGGCCTCGATCGCCTGTTCGATCTCCGCCTGGTTGATGGTAATCTGCATTGGCTTTTCCCTTTTCGGTTGGTCAACTGTGACTAGGCCAGGAGCGATTTCGCCTGGAACGATCGTCACCTCGACTCGTGGGTCGAGACGATCGATTTCCCCATAACGATACACCACCGAAAGAACAATCTTGCGATTGTCATCCTCAATCTTATTACATTTAACCAACACGTCACTGAAGAATTTATCGACGATGCTGCACACATTCGACGTGTCAACCAACTGTTCCGTGCCGGGAAACAGTGTAAAGATCAGGTTGACGGTGGCGAACTGCGGGAGATGTTTGACTCTGGGAGCCATCATCTCATGAAAATTTACCTTGGCCCGAGCCAAAGTGAAATGATGAGCGTTCCGATACTGGTTGAGGTTCAGATAGAACTTCTTTTTGGCCGTGGTCGGTACGCTTAATGGCACGGAAATCTTGTACGATGCGGCAAGCATAGAAATGGTCCCCACCCTCTACGAGCGGGGACCACTCTAGTTAGTCTGGCCACAAAGGCCAGTCGTATTTTCAGCTGGTCCCGAACAGGCTCTGCTTGGGAGCTGCCGAACCCGCGGCCGGAGCACCCTGACCCGGGCGACCCGAGGAGCCGGCTTCGCCGCCTTCCTTAATCGTCCGCTTGTCGCGGAGCTGGCCGGTGTTACGCTCGACCCAGGCGGCGTGGAATTCCGGTGCCTTGTTGGCACGGGCTTCCGGGACCGTGATCTTGGTCGCAGCGTGGAACACCTTCTCGATGTTGTTGACCGTGCGGGTGTCGGCGATCGGCTGATAGTTGCCGGCGCCGTCCTTCACGGACTTGTTCTCGAGAACCTGGCCGATACCGAGGGTGACCGTTTTGCCGAGGAGCGCGGTCAGAACCGGAACCGATTTGGGCAGTTCCTTCTTCTGGTCCGAGTCCCAGACGTTGACGATCTTTTCCTCGGTCGGCTGAGCCGACAGAGGCATATCGGTCGTCACCAGGCAGATCTCGTCCATGGTCACGAAACCAGGGAGCGGGACCTTTTTGGTCTTGTCGTCCTTATTCAGGAAGTAATTTTCTCCCTGTTTGTTGGTGACATAGATGGTCTCGCGATAATCGCGGCCATCGATCTTGCCTTCCAGATGGACGAACTGGGCGCCACCACTGGACTTGCCGGCATAAGCGACGGCGATGTCCATGTCGTAGCTACCAGTCGTCAGGGACTGGAAGCCACCGAGCCGGTCTTGAGTTTCCTCGAGGCCCTCGGTGGTGAGGTTGCCGAAAATTCCCGTCATGTAATTCTCCTTGGATCGGGATGCGGTTGGTCGGATCTTTTGGTGCCGGTGGATCCGCCCGGAGACCGGATAGGGTGAGGCGCCGCATCGCACCATCTGACGCGGCGCCTCGAACTGGTTAGTGATAGAACTTGTGGAGGTGATCCAGCAAGAGCTGAGCGTCGTTGTCCATGTAGGTCTGCGACCGATCGAACAGGCCCATCGGGGACCTGATCCGTTCGCCGACTGTGGCTTTGGTCAAGCGGCACTGGAAGACGTGCTTGTAGCCAAGCTCCTTATCGTCCTCGGTGATGTCGAGCAGCTCCGAGCCATAGGCTTCGAGCTCCTTGAGGTTGACCTTCTTGGCCGAGACCACGGTCGAGAAATAGGCCTCGATGCCCTGGTTCTTGAGGGCGCCCTTGACCGGCACCGCGGTCTTATATTCCATCGCCTTTTCGTCGAGCGTCTCGAGCGTGTGGGCGAGGATGATGACCGGCTTGCCGAACTGGACGACCTTGAGCTGGAGTAGCGTCTTCCAGAACTGGGCGAAATCGCCCCAGGCCTTCATGGTGTTGGCCGCGTTGAGGACGTACATCGACTCGTACATGTCGAACAGGAAGGTGGCGGTATCGATGATGATGCCGTCAACCTTGTCGGGGTTGGCCATGGCATGGTCGAATGCTTCGTGGACCTGCCACGGATCGGAGATCCTGAGGTTCCAAAAGTTATTCTGGAACGGCAGTCGCTTGCCGGCCTCGGTGTTGAGGTACATCCACTTCTCTTGGTTGCGGATCTTCCTCAGGCTGGCCGACTTTCCGGCACCCGAGGGACCGCCGATCAGGACTAGCTGATCGTTCATATCTTGGGACATGCTGCTTCCTTTTTAACCGGGTGGCGACAGACCCGAGCCAAAGAAACCTCTAGCCCGGGTCCTGCCGCCTTAGTTGGTATGATAACGCTTGCCAACCGTGACCATGATGGTCGTGTCGATCTCGTCTTCCTTGAGCGGATTGGAGAGCTTGGCATTGAAGGCGTGGACCTGCTTGTTGACCTCGATCAGGCTCATGCCCCCATCGACCAATGCCAGAGCATATTTGATCATCTGGTTGTTGCGGTTGCCAGACGTGATCCGGCCGGCGAACCAGCGTTCCAGATTGTCGAGGCTCATCAGCTCCTTGTTCTGGTTCTGATAGGCCTCGTTGCGGCTGGTCTTCGGGATGAAGTCCAGGGCATCGAGGGTCTCGCCCTCCATGTTGTAATGGACCAGGCTGCCACCAAACCCTTCCCACTTCTTGGACCGCTGATTGGCCGCGGCGTCGGTCGGGAAAGGCAGCCAGGTCATGACGTTGTTCATGAATTCCTTGTACTCGTCCGAGTCGAGCTGCAGGTGATAGTTGATCGGGATGATCAACCGGAACCGGTCGCCGAGATAGTTGCCGGTTTCCGGATCGGTACCCTGGTGGCGCTTGGTGGTCGAGGTCATGAACTTGTACTCGGCGAGTAGCTCATGGACCGTCTCGAGCGTCACCCCGCCGTCGACATCGATGACGATCATGTTGAACCCGGGGTTCACATTCTCTTCCATCCGATGGTTGTTGCGGAACGAGTGGTTGGCCCAGTGCAGGTTGGCGCCCTGGGTCAGCAGGTGGAGCTTGTCGAACGGCGCCGGCTCACTGACATAGTTATAGGCCCAGTGATCGGAATAGCTGACGATCATCTCCTCGAGGTTGGTCTCTTTGAGCTTCTCGCCAGTAAATAGCTCGATGCCGTCGTTGAACGACTTCTTGATGATGATGTGGCGCTTGTAGCCCCAGGCAATGGCCAGGGCCATCTGCTCGTTGCGTCGCTGGTTCGAGGAGCCATAGAAGGGCAAGGCCTCGAATAGGTCGGCGTGGGTCAGTTCGGTGCCGACATCGGCAATGTACTTGGCCAGCTTGACGTAGCTCTTCTCGCGGCTGAGGATCTGCTGGAAGGCAGCCCCCGACTCCTCGACCAGCAGGATCGCCTGCAGCAGGTGGTCCATTTCGACCTCGTTCGACTTGTCGACGAAGGCGTAGGCGCCGGCCAGCTTGAGGGCCTTGAAGTAGCGGTGTGCCAGCTCGGCCTTGCGGATCTCGTCATGCTCGGGGAGCTTGTCGGCTTCCCGCTCGCAGCTGACCTTGTAGGCCATCAGCTGGATCCCGACCTCGTCCTCGACCTGCATCCGCCAGCCGAACATGGCCGGGTCAGCGAGGCTGTGGAAGTGGGTTGCCCAGACGTTGATCGCCTGGACATTGGTCGGCTGGATCAGCCGCTGATAGATCTCTTCCGGGGTCAGCTCGGCATGAGCCCGCTTGTGCTGGGCGCCCATGCCGAAGATGCAACGCCGGGCATAACCGGTATCGAGGAACGAGTAGAACTGGTCCTCGGTCTGGCCGCCATCGAACAGCTTCGAGGGCGTACCGAACAGCAGCATGTTGGTCGGAGTGCGGCCGTCTAGCTCTTCGTTGCGCTGGTTGTCCACAGTGTTCTTGACCAGCTTTTGCTTAACCCGTCCCTGATCGTATAGCTCCAGGAATAGGGTAAGTACCTCAGTTTGCCCGATAAGATTAGACCCGATCTCGTCGATCTGGAGATTAATCGACCCGGATCCGCCGAGTAGCAGCTTATGGCGGAGCTGCTTAACAGCAGGCGTCGTGCCGCTATCGAACGTGAAAGGAAAGGCGCCGGCGAGCCGGAATTCCTTGAGGGCTGAGTCATATTCCTCCTGCTGGGTCGTGTTGTTGCGGAGGGCCCGCGTGTTGGCTAGGTCCCACAGCGTCTTCTCGGCGATCACCTGGAAGGTGTCCTCCTGGAAGCGACGCTGGAATGGCTTGAGGAATTCCTCCTCGATCAGGCTGACCGAGTGGCCCTTGCCGTAGCCCGAGGTGGCCAGAGCCAGGGCGTAGATGTTGACCGGGATGTCACCGCGGTCCTTGGTGACGATGGTGGCCCGCATGTTGCTGGCCATCTTGCCCAGGAAATAAGCGGCCTCGGTCTTGAAGAAACCGGTGTCCGTGTTCTGGGTCTTGTTGCAGAGCACCGCGACCATGTCGGTGATCGCGGGGTGGTGCTCGACGCCGGATAGGTCGATCATAGATATTTATCCTTCTGGGTGCAGGCATCGAACCCGGCACAGAAGCCGCAGGCCTTGGGTTCGCCGAGGACTGTCTTGATGGCTCCCTTGCCCTTTTCGGCCAGGTGCTTGTTGGCATCGCTGAGGTTGTCGAAATTCTTCGAGGGCTTGGCGGCCGGATCGTTCATCTTGGCCGGGTCCCCGTAGTATTTGTAAACGGGTTCGGACCGCCACAACTCCTTGTCGGTGCATTCCGGGAGATCCCTTTCCGGGACGTCCTTGTAGCGGGCGATCAGCCGCAGCTTCTCGATGATCTCGGCCTCGGTTTGGGCCAATGATTTCAACGGGATGTTCTTCGCCTCGATCCGCTTTTGCGGGTAGCCGGCCTGGCGGATCATGGCCTTCTGCCAGTCGGTGAAGACGAAGTTGATGATCCCGTAATCCTGGTCGATCTTGCGGAGCGGCTGCCCCGCATCGAGCCAGCGATACTTGCTCATCTGGTCGCTGTAGGTATCGTCCTTGTCGTTCTTGATGAACGCCCAGACGCTGGTCGACTTGGCATCCTGGACGATCCCGTCCGCCACCATGTCGAATTTGCCGCCGATGGTGTAGGTGACGCCGTCGATGGTGAGCTCGCGGAACATCCGCTGCTCGAGGTAGACCGGGATCATTTCGTTGGATGCCCGGCGCTCGTCGTCGGTTGGGTTGACCGCGATGCGATCAATGATCTCCTCGGGATAGCCCATCAGGGCCAGCGGCCGGCGATGGTTGCCGTTTTCCCAGGCTCGTTCGATCGAGTCGTGGATGGCATGGCCATACTTGCGAGCGATGAATTCGGAAACGTCGGCCTGGACCTCGCTGGGAGGGATCCGTCCGGGCAGCAGGATCTGCCGGAGCGGCTTCATCAGGGTGGTGACGCTGTAATAGTTGGGCTTGCTGACGTAGTCATATTCGTCATGGAGCAACCAAACTGCCATGGGCAGATTGATGTTGAGCTGATTGCCGACTTTCATGGGTTTTTCCTCGGGCGCGAGAGGGAAAACTGGAGCCCGGAACAAGTCCGGGCCCCAATCATTTGGCAACACTTAGGCTAGTGTGCTATCAGAGTTGCCGTTACGAGCGTGGAAAAGGCAGTTCGAGCTGCTCTTCCACTACAGAGTTGCGATACAAGTCACATCTCCTTCAACAAAGCCGGAGAATACCGGCACTTATCCCTCTGCAGGGATCGCTGAGTCGGAGCTTGGGACAGGTGCTGCCTTCGTTGCGAAGGGGTCTTTGACACCGACCGGTGTCAGAGGTTCAGCTGCTTCGGAAGTCCCACCCTCCGGTGCCGCTTCTTCTGAAACGGGAGGAGGGGTATAGAACTCTTCCGCAGACATTTCACCCAAATAATGCACGCCCTGAATATGGCAGCTGATCATTTGGATGGTCGGGTCCTTGACCTCCTGAAGGAGGTGCATCTGGACGGCCTGCTGGGCCTCGCCGATCATGTTGGCGGTGACGAATTTGGCCTTGTTCGTCAGGGTGACATTGTGTTCGAAATGGCTAACTTCTTCCTGGCCGGGAAGAAGGAACATCAGCTTGAAGCTGCCGAGCCAATGATGACGACGGTCGTTGGGTCGCGAGCGGTTTCCCATGATTACTCCGATGTGATGGGCAGTTCCCCCACGGAACTGCGAACCGAGCAAAAGCTCAGCATAAATAGGGGTAGCGATCAGGGATTGGGCTGTAAAGCCCTCTCGTGATCAGCAATCGCCGAGAGGATCCCGGCTTCCCTGGCTCCATTGGGCAACATGCACTCCTCGGCCCAGGTCGGCCAGAAGATGCTGAGCTCTCCGCCGAGTCGGACCTCGGGATGGGCGATCGCCGGATCCTGCTGCCAGAAGGTGGCGTTGACCAGATGCTCATTGGTGTAAACCAGAGGAGACAGGTCATCCCGGATCAGGGCATAGCCGGCGTCGTGGATCTGGGCACAAGGTCGGATGTCGAGTCGGTACTTGCTGGCCCGGACCTTGGGCATGAATTCGGTCCAGGCCCGTGAATTTAGCAGGCACCAACTCTGTCCCAAAGCGTTACCAGCAGACCGGCCTTCGGCCTCCGCTTCGTAGGGTGTTCTACGAGTCTTGCGGATGGTCTGCTTGAGGAGCGGTGTCCTGAGCCGGAGACCGAAGGCCACTGTCACGAAACCATCGATCGACGCCTGGTTGAGCTTAGCTGCAACCCAGTCGTCGCTGACGCCGTAGAGCTCGTGGTAGGCGGCGAAGATCCGCTTGGCCTCGTCCTCCGGCAAGCCGGATCCGGTCATCAGCGTGTTGAACGTGCCGTCATAGGTTAGGGCGAAGGTCGGGACCTTCGACTTCTGGCGGAGCGCCTTGTACTTGTTGGCGATCGAGTTGATCGACACGACCGATGTCGGGTCGATGTCCGGCATCAGCTGGGGCCAATAGGCATAGGCCCTCAGGCAGTGGCCGTCATAGCCATCGGTGTAGACCTTGAGCTTGTTGGGATCGCGGGTGGTCAGGGCCGAGATCTTGTCCTCGAGGCTGGCGAAGTCGAGTCCGCAGAATAGCCAGCCGGGTGGCGCCCGGAAGCAGCTCTTGATCAGCTTGCCGAGGCTGAGCTCACCCTTCTTGGTGTATTGAGCCAGAAGCGGAAACTTGGCCAGCAGAGCGGCCGAGATCATCATGTAGACGTTCGACGGCAGGTTCTGCAGGTTGGGTCCAGAGGAGCTGAGCCGGCCGGAAATGGTCCCGCCCAGATTGAAGTTGCCGAACAGATAATGCCAGCCGTCCGGGCCCAGGGCCGCGTTCTTGAACGACGGGATGAAGTCGGTCAGCATTTTGACCACGGCCTTCCAGTCGATCAATGACTCGAGCAGGGCGATCTGGTCAGGATCCTTGGTGTGGTTCTTGAGAGCTTTCAGCACCTTGCCACCGGTGGACGGTTGCTTGGTGTCGGTGCGAGCAATGACCGGCAAGCCCATCAAACCATAGAGCAATCCCTGCAGCTGGTCGGGTGAAGCCGGGTTGAGCGTGACGTCCAGGGTCTCCTGGTCGGCCATGCTGATCTGCTTCTTCTTGAGGGCAGCATTGCGCTTGGCGACATGCTCGACCTGCATCTCGTAGATGTACTGCCGGCAGACCGGGTTGTTCATCATCCGGTAGAGGGCATCCTGCTGGATTTCCTCGAGGATCTGCTCGACCACCAGGACCTGCGGCATGTAGAGCGGCAGGCCGGTAAGCTGCATCTGGATGATGTCCCGGGTGGCGTCCTTGAACAGGCCCTCATACAGGGCCCGCTGCTGGTCCGTATCCATCACTGGCTCGTACTTTTCCTTGACGAACCAGGTGGATAGGCCGTCGACCAGATTATATTCGAGCAGCTCGGGCAGCGGGACCTTGGTAATATCCTTGAGATCCTCGCTGTCGACCGCCCAGTTGCCAGCGAATTCCTGGGCCAGCACCTTGAGCTTGAGCACATTGCCGGCGCACGAATTGGTGGCCAGGTAGGTGATCAGCTTGGTGCAGTCCCAGTTGCGGAGCATCACCTCGAGCCCGTCAAGCAGACCCTCAGTATCGAGGATGTCTTCCATAAACAGCTGATAAATCAGGACATAGACGTCGTAGCTGATGGAATGATAGATTAGTTTTTGGGTGAAGCGGAGGAAAAAGCTTTTCAATAAAGCTCTAATCCTAGTGGCTTCTGGGTGCAGATCTACGGGGAAAGCTATACCTTCATGCTTGGACCAGCAGAACGTGATTGTTCCGATCCCCGCGGTGTGATGCTTGAGACTGAATGCTTCGATGTCACAGGTGAGTGGACGATCGTCGGCAATGAGGCGTTCGAGCCAGTCCTCAATTTCCTGCACAGTCAGGGGATAGGCGGCAAATTTGATGATGGAAGTGCCCGGTGCCTGATAGTTCCCGAGGCGGTGCTCGCACATTGCGCGAACAGCCAGGGCAATTTTGGCTTTAACTTTGTCCGGATCGTAGAAGACCTGCCCCCAGTGGGGCACATAGACAACTTTCCAGGGCCCCCAGACACTATCCATCACATAGCCGAGGTGGACTTCGACTTTGGCCGCTTTGGTCAGCGTCTTAAAATACTCAGCATCCGCCACTAGCAGATACTGGACTTTCATGTCGTTGAGGACTGGAGCCAGCTCCTCCTCGATGTAGGCCTTCATCTCCGCGGCCGGCGTCTTCTTGGTGCCCTCGCTGCGGTGCAGGTCGAGGATCAGCACGTCGTCGACGTTGATCCCGAACGGGTGGAGGTAGGTGTGTTCGATCTGGCTCTTCATGATAGCTGGAGCCAGGACACAGACCGGGTAGCTTGAGCGTTCCGGTGGCGAATGGAAGTAGGCAAAGCGCATCAGAAGATGATCCCAGAGACGGCATAGGCCTCGAGCTTATCGCGGAGCTTCTCGAATTGTCGAGCACCCCGCGGATTGCCCTCGAGGGTGAAGCCGGGTTCACGGTCGCGATCGATGTCCTTGATCTCGGGTAGGAACGGCACCAGGCATTCGGGCAGGGTATCGCGGACATCCTGCAGCGACTGGCATGGATCCAGGAGCGTGTAGAGTCCCTGCCTCAGGAACTGCTTGTCGCTGTCGACCAGCTTTTCGTCGCTGAGGTAGGCCTCGATCTTGGAGTAGAGGTCAGGATGACAGGGCTTGACGCCCATGGGATCCTTGCCCTCGACATGGCTCGGCCGGAAATAGCGGCCGAGGTAAAGGAAGCCGAGCAGGGTGTTGTCCTGGCGGAGCTCGCGGTTCTGGCCATCGAGCTTGTCGACCCAGTGCTTGAGGCGCCGGTCGTCGGGGTTGAACAGCTTGGCGATGATGGTTTCGATGACGGCAAACCGGGAGGGATAGTTGGACTTGATGACCCGGGGTGGCATGGCAGGTCTCCTTATATGATCAGGCCGCCGTACTTCGAGGCGAGTTGGCCGTAGAGGAACACGCGGCTGCGGGCCCGGGAGAAGGCTACGTTGAGCATCCGGGCAACGACGTGGGGCTGGTGGCAACTGCTGATATTTGCCAAGTCAATGAACACTGAGTCGTAGGTTGAGCCCTGTGACTTATGAACTGTCGCCGCATCACGCTGACGAAAGTCAGGATAGTTGTTCTTGAGTTGGAAATAGAGCGGCCAGCGTTTCTTATTGCCATAGTATTGCATCAGGGCCTTGTGATGGGCCTTGTTGACCGGGACCGGGATGTTCTGGAACACCTCGCCGATCGAGGTCTGGATGGTGCAGCGGCGGATCTCGAGGACGGCATTGGGCTCGTCCTCATCGATCACGACCAGCTCGGTATCCGGATCCCGGCTGAGGATGGTGATCTCCTCCTCGACCGACAGCCGGCCCTTCTTGAGCTGCATGGTGCTGTTATTCACCAGCAGCTCGCCGGTCTGATATTCGGCCGGCAGCTGACGCAACGCTCGGATGTGATCGTTGTACATCATCACCCGGTTGTTGGAGTAGGCCAGGATCCGGCTGTCGCGGGTCTGGTTCTGGAAGGTGGCGGCGATCGCGGCCTGCATCTGGTTGTCGTCGAGCAAGTCGATCACCCCGGGGACAATCCGGATCGGCTGGAACTGGCCGGTCTCGACGGTGCCGCGGAGCTGCTGGCACCCGTTCATCAACGCTGGCTGTCC